CGAGAAAAGATATTCCAAACACTCGAGGCGATCGATCGTGTCGTCGTGGTCATCGCCCATGCTCAGCATGAGATCGTCGAAGGCCTGCACACAACACGGCTTACAAGCCTTGGTCGATATCACGAAGGTGTCCGCGAACTCACCTAACCTCGCAAAGCGCGCGGCCTCGCGGCGTTCCTTCGCGTAACAACAACACTCGTGAAGCATGTGCGACGAATTATGAGGGAAAAATGCTTAAAAAGTTTTCTCAATGATTTAATGAGAAATGAATGTCAACGAAATCATCGAGAAAATAGGGCCACTGTTCGACGTCCACAACGACGATGAACACGTGGAGGTGGAGATGCGCCTCGGCCGAAAGGTCCAAGGTGCGTTCTTCGACACCAACGTCACCAAACCCGTCTTCGACAAGGCCATGCGCGCGCTCCGAAAATTCAAGGGATGGGAGACCATCCGGACGTCCACGGCGGATGTTTTCTACCACGACGCCGGGGGCATACGCCTGAGTGTGGACTGCGAAACGGGTGAACAGATCATGGTTCAAAAGTTGAACCTCGCGCGGGAAGATTTCGTGTTGGCCGACTGCCCGTTGGACTTGCGGTTCAGCATTTCCAAAGAAATTCCGGCGTCGGGGGAGTACGAAATGGATAGGAAACGTTCGAAACACCGTTATTCGTTCGTGCGAAAGAACTTGTCCATCGATCTCACCGTCTCGAGTGGAGACACCGTGGACAAGGACGACGAGGACCCAAACACGTATCAGATAGAACTCGAAATCGTCGACCCGGGTGCGGTGGCGTGCCAAGAGGAGTTGTTTAACATAGTGCACAAAGTGAATGATTTATTCGCGTGCTTGTAATTACATCATTCATCACACAGACGTGACACGAGATCGACGCTAAAGCGCCTCGCCTTGATAACTTTGTTCTTGCATGCGTCGCAGCATAGTCCCCAGTGCAAGGGGGAGGCATCGTTTCCACCGCGCAGTGGGAGGGGTTTTTTGCAATCGGGGAAGCAGCAACTTTTTCGATCCATTTTAAATTTTATTAAAATTTTAAAAATTTTCATTCATTAAGGGGTGAAAAAAAATAATCACTCACTGATTATATATGATCATCCTCTTTATCGCACTTTTGGTGGTCGTCATTTTAGCTCGCGAAGAGCCGTGCCACGGAAAGCGCACGACCAGAAAGCTCGTGGAGGCGGGCCTGAGTGCTGAACGCATCAAGGAATACATCGAACTCGACAAAAGACTGATGAGTGGTGAATTGACGGTCTACGAAGCGATCGAGCTTTCGGAGCACATGAAGGAACGCTTCCCCGAGCTCAATCTGGGACATCACACGGGTGTGATCAAGGAGATTGCGCGGCGCGCCGTTTGATGTAGTTCTCGACGCGCTCTGAGTTCGCGTTGGGGTTATCGTTTATGTAGTTCATGACGGCGCGGCGAATGTCCCTGCGACGAACACCGACGATGTTCCCTGGGATGGTTTTATTGATGGCAATCATAAGTTTCCTTCGTTGGGCCACTTGTTTCGTGAGCGGGGCGATCTTGGCCGGGTCATTCAGGTTTCTTCGCACGCGGTTCAAGTCAAAGTTGATGAAGTCTTCGCTCTTGGCTGCGAGTTTTTTCCCGTACGCCTGGCGAAGCCTATTCCTAATGTTCCCATCGGTGATCTTGTTCACGGCTAAGCGCTTCCCCACGTCCTTGACGAGCTGTTGAAGATTACCCTTGAATGGCACACCTTCCTTGGAGCGCTTCACTTTCTTCAAAATTTCCTTCACATCATTCACCCGTGCGTCGGGCACACCCTGCTTCCTCATCATGTTCCTCACTCTGTTTTCTTCGACCGAGTTGTTCGCCTTTCGCTTCCGCTTGGGTGACGGCGACTTCGGGCTTTTCAACACTGAGTATTCCATGATGAGATTGCACAATTGCTTTTTCGAGACGTCCTTTTTCACATCCACGATCCCCATCTTTTTCGCAATCATCTTGAGTTGGGTGAGGGTGAACTGTTCGCACGGTTTGTTGTTGATGGTTTTCAAGTTGGTGCGCACGCTCGGTGTGGCTGGGACCCGCTGCGCGTTCGGGGTCTTCAAGTTGTTGGCCGTCCTCGTTTGGAACTGGCCGGTGAGTTTGATGTTCCCTTGACTATAGAGGATAGTGGCGAGTTTCTTCGCCTTGACCACGGCTTCGTCCATCTGCGTGAAAGACTTGGAGTTGAGGATTTCGAAGGTGCCGTTTTTCCCAATGTTCAAGCTCACTCCGTCATACATCACTTTCTTAATCTGCACACCCGGGTCGATCTCCGGTTCGAACTGCGCTTCCTCGCTCATGCCGAGGCCGATGATTGAGGTGGCCGTTCGTGCCATATCTGGAATGATCCCATTCACGTAGAAGGCGGCGGTGATCGTGCTGTACTCCACCCGTGGATTTTCAAAGTTCACACCCATGTAGGTCGCACCGACGTAGCGAAGGACGTCGAGCACGGTGATGGGATCTCTCTTCCCACCGAGGAACCCACCTTGAACCTGCACGCGGCCATTCTTGGCGTAGACGCGGATGTTCATTTTGATCGCGTCCTCACCGCGCTTCACCACGACGCTGTACTGGGCGGCGATCAACGGCCGCTTTTTGTATCTTCGGTCAACCTTGACACCGTACTCACGCGTGTGCTCGATCGTGGGCTTGAACTGTTTGGCCAAACCTTGAATTTTGCGCACATCCACAAAGGTGTTCGGTTTGATTTCTTTCTTGGCTCGGATCGGCTTGTTCACGAGTTCCAAAACATCCACGGGGCGATCGATGTAGTCAACCATGCAGTTGAAGAGCCTGTACTCGGTCGCCGATGTTCCGAAGCGGGTGAGTTTGTTCTCGTTGCTCATCGGCCTACTGGGGCGCGAAGGTTCCCTGAGGTTCATGTTCAAAGTCTTTCGAAGGCGAGGGGTCATGATGGGGCTCGGGAACGGGGAATTCGTCGTGACAAGAGCCGGTGGCCTTGGGCGCCTCGTAGGTGTCGACGGGGGTGTTCGGTTGTTTTCGAACACCACGTTCACATTCGCTCTGCGCAGAAATTCGGAAGGTGATAGGCTCATCTACTATGTTGTGAATATTAAAAATCTGTAGTACCCATGGTCTCTTCTACTATGTCCAACCCAAACACGAAGTCCTGTTCGGTCATGATTTGTCCACGGTAGGAATTGTGTTTCTTGATCTCTATGTCTCTCGAGCTGAATGGACCAGCCGCCACGTCTTTGTTGAACTTGAACGGGATTGAGTTCGTGACGCAGTGCTGCTTGAATTTTGCCTTGAATTCGCGTTCTGGGATGCACAGGTCGTCGGAGAAGCGCACCGAACTGTCGTTCAGGAAGTGTTCGAGGGCGTTCAAGTTCTTGGCCACGTCACCCTGGACTTCCAAGAAGTACTTCGGGACGATGTTCCAGATGTCCTTGTTCCTGTACTTCTGTGAGTACTCGAGGTAGGCTCGCACGCACTTGGATAAGATGCGTGGGAGTTCGTCGTTCAACTTTGTGTCTAAGGTTGGATCGGCGTCCTTGACTTGCTTCTTGAAATTCCACGTGAGCAAACGGCGAAGGACGGATCCTGAATTGTCGCGGAAGGATGGAACCTCGTTCCCGGCTAAACACCCAGGAGTTTTCCACTGGATGCTGATCGCATTCTGGTGCTTCACGGCCACGCTCACGTCTTCACCAGAAACAAGACTTTGGAACTCAGCCTGTTCGAGGCGTAAATCCCCCTTGATTTCGGGGCTGATGAACATGAACCCATCGTAAATGCTCGAAAGGCCGAACTGTCGTTCGATGTTGTTGGACAGCGTGCGCACGTCTTCACTGTCGTAGAACTTTCGGAACACCTTTGTGACTACGGTTGACTTACCCGAACGAGCGATGCCCTTGAAGAATGGAATGATTTGCCATCCATCCATGTCTCCAGTGTCGAAGCACAGGCGGCCACCCATGATGAACACCCACTTCATGACCTCGTCGTCGAATTGTTGGTAGCGGAGGATGGAATCGAAGTGTGGTGTTGGGATGTCCCACCATTCGTCCATGTGGGAGTAATCGTCGAAGGGTTGGTCGAAGTACTTGCACGCCACGAGGGTCGGGTCCAAGCACCTGAACTCCTTACTGTCGTAGGCGTAAAACCTGCTCTCGTACAAACCTTTCTCAGGGATCCACTCTTTACCAATGAATACCCCGTTCTTGAAAGACCACATGTGACGGTTCTTTTCAATCTCTGGAAATTGGACGTCGTTGCAGTTGGTGAGATGGTTGATCACGTCACGGAAGGCAGTGCCTCTGGCGGTGAGATCTCGCCACACATCGAACTTCACCTCCTTTTCGGCCATGGTGTACACGAACTCGGGAATGGTCATCATCGGTTTCCACGCGCGCGTGTATTGACCCTCGGACTTTCGCTGCACGCAGCACTGGCCCTTGTACCGGCGCATCTGCTTGTTGTAGAGTTCCTCCAGGCAGGCCACGATGGCGCGCTGATAAGGGCTCATGTCCTTGAGCTTGCTGTCGTCCATCGGGGTGCAGTTGAAGTAATCTGGGTCGCAATCGAAGTTGTCCGGCACCTCACGCGGAGACTGAATGCGCTGCTGGGTGTTGAAGTGTGTTCGAATGTTCTTGAAAGCCTCGCCCACCTGTTTGATCAGGCGACACACTCGCTCTTGGCAGTTCAACTCGTGCTCGCTCTCGTGTTCTGCCGTAATCATCAGCTCCTTGGTTCGGTTCCCCAAAGTCTTGAGGAAATCCACCTCACGCTGGCGCTTGCCATCCACCGTCTTCATCTCGATGAGCTTCGGGTAACCATCCACCGAGAGCTCACACGGGTTAAAAAACTGGCCGTAGCCCAGGCGAAGGATATCGCTCGGGTTCATGTTGTCCACGCGCAGTGACCATTTCACCTCGAGGCGGTTGAGCAGGCGAAACACTTGATCTTTATCCAGAGACTGAATTTGATTTCGAAGATCCTCTAATTCAGATTCAGTGTAGTCTGGGTCCTTCTCTATGTAGTGCATCATGGTTTCCTCTTACATTATTCTTGAGTCATATGTTTAAGCATTTTGATGAGAATTTTGTTCGTGATTTCCAGGTGGTGCCCGATGTTCACCAGGGCAGAGCACACCGTGTCCCCTTCTGGAGTTGCGAGCACGGAGCTGAGGATTTCCTCTGAAGACATCGGCGCGTCGAAGACTTCCTCCTCACCCTCGGTGAGCTCGTCCATGTCGAACGCACTCTCGGCGTCGATGTCGTCCATGTCCTCAGCCGGAACTTCGTCGTCGTCTTCGTCGGCGTCCATGGAGTCGGTGACCCGGATCTCGACTTCCTCTTCGTCGTCCTCATACTCAGAGGCCGACCTCTCTTCGAATTCTTCGATCGGTTCTTCAGGGCGTGAAAGCACGGAAGGCATGTTATATCTCCAGGCGGAGAAATCATGAACAGAAATTTTCCGCAGGGTGCGTGTCATCCGGGTCGGATGCTCGAAATTTTTTTCTTGTGCTATAATACAAAAACAAACTAATCATGGGTGGTGCTCTTATGTCTCTCGTGGCGTACGGCGCGCAAGACGTCTTCCTCACTGGTTCTCCGAAGGTGACATTCTTCAGTCAGGTGTACAAGCGATACAGCAACTTCGCTTCTGAATGCATTGAACAAGTCACGAACGGTTCCCCGGCCGACAACGGCCGCGTCTCCGTCACGGTTGCCCGCAACGGTGACCTTGTCCAAGACATGTTCGTTGAACTCAAGGCTAAAGCTAATCTCTCCACCAGCACGAAGGGTGCGTCCGCCATCTGGGCCGCCGAGCGTGCGATCAAGGATGTCGAGTTGTCCATCGGTGGCGCTCGCATCGACAAGCACTACTCTTTGTGGTGGCGCTTGTACTCCGAGCTTTACTTGGATGAATCCAAGAAGGCGAACTGGGCCAAGATGACTTCGTCCTCCACTAACGGCGAAATCTACTTGCCGCTCATCTTTTTCTTCAACCGCCATCCGGGTTTGTCACTTCCCTTGATTGCGCTTCAATACCACGAAGTCCGCCTCGACTTCGACCTCTCCTCGGAGTTCTCTCACTACACCGACGGCTCCACGTTCAAGGTCTGGGCCACGTACCACTTCCTTGACACCGAAGAACGCCGCCGCATGAGCCAAAAGTCCCACGAGTACTTGATTGAACAAGTGCAACACACTGGCGCCGATGCGGTCTCCGCGACCAGCCCGCGCACCGTCCGCTTGTCCTACAACCACCCGGTTAAGGAACTCGTCTGGTGCTTCAACAACGGCTCCGTCTCCAACGCGAACCACTGGAACTTCACCTCCAACGTTGCCGAAGATGCGGTTGTCCTCGAATCTTCCGTCCTCAAGCACGCCGACGCGGCTGGTTCCAACGTGTTCGTGCCGGTGACCTTCGCCTCGGGCGCCCCGCTCTACTACGCGGGTTCTGAAGGTTCCGAATCGACCCTCTCCGAAGATGGCACCGTCACCGCCACCACGGCTGTCGGTCCGCTCAAGGAGTTCAAGCTCATCTTGAACGGCCAAGACCGCTTCAAGGCGCAACCGGGCAAGTACTTCAACACTGTCCAACCGTACCAATACCACAGCGGTTCTCCGATGCCGGGCATCTACTCCTACTCGTTCGCCCTCCAGCCGGAAGCCCACCAACCGAGCGGCACGTGCAACATGTCTCGCATTGACAACGCTCAAGTTTCCGTTGAACTCAAGTCTGGTGCTTCCACGTCTGAAACCATGCACCTCTTCGCGGTGAACTACAACGTCCTCCGTGTTCAATCCGGTATGGGCGGCCTCGCTTTCTCCAACTAAGCAATTTAAGGCTACAATATTTAAAAAAAAATCTCTCATCTCATTTTTGTCACAAGCATATTCAACCAGGTGGTAAAGTCTGTTTGAATATGACTGTTCTTCTTCACGCGCACCACAACATGAGGGTGCCGTATTCTTCGGCGAGCATTTTTTTATTGTAAAGTGTGATCGCGCGCAAGTTTGGTTCTTTGTAGAAATCCTTAGTGAACGTCCACATCCTCCGCTTTCTATTGAGCGTCGTGCGCCGGTTGCACGCGAGATCGGTGGTGATCCGGAAACCTAATTTTTTGTAGTAACCAATCACCTTTTGGAGTGCGGACAAAACGACCCCTTTACGCCTCGTTGCACGCGCGACACTCTTCACGGCCTCCATGATAGCACGCCCGGGTGCGGCGGATGGTTTCCCTCGGTAGTTCATGCGCGTGGACCCACCGCGGCAGATGAGATCGAGGTAGACGAAATCTGGGTACACATCGAACTTCAAACACGCGAACCCACGGATGGACCCACGCAGACCGTTCTTATAGACGTCGTACGCAA